GGGTTACTTTACATACCATAGTTTTGTTTTGATAAAATGAGTATTGTGCCTTGAAAACTAATAAAAGTTTTGCATAATGAATACTAACTAATTTATCTGAGTATTAAGTCTTGAAATCTGATCTGAGATTTACTACTTGAATACTAACTAATAATTTGAGGATAGTTGAGAATTGTGGGATGAAAACTAATAAAAGTTTTACACTTTGAATACTAACGAAGACTATCCTCAACAATCATTTTACGAACAGTTCTCCACAATGTTCTAAGACTCCTATCAGATCTTTTCATTTCTTCTCGAATCGTCTTAACATCTTCAGTAGATTTTACAGTATTGACTTTTTTTGTTCCATTGTCCTCAAAAGTCATGGTTAATTTACAGTTAGATCCCATCCTGCGTTTGTGCCATTTGTAGTTAGAAGCAGTGACACCTGCATGTTCATGGTAGGGAGTTAATCCAAAGTATACTTCTTTTGCATACTTCCAATGGGGAACTTTTCCAATATCAGATCTTACTCTAGGTTCTCCATCTGGAGTAAGAATCGTATTGACAACATTGTAAATTTGTTTTAATACTGTCTCATTAGTATAATTTACTATGCTATCCTGTAACGCATTTCCTTTTCGATTAAGACCTAATTTAAAAACGTCTCTAGTTTCTTGATCAAGTTCAGAGTAAAGTTTTGTTATGTACTTTTTAATCCATTCTGATACTGCATCAGAATAAATATTCTTATATTTACCAATACCATATTTTGCATTTCTTGCTAAGTTAGAATCGAGAGTTAAAGTTTCTCTATCTTTGTAAAGATGTTTAGTTCTCTCTTCATGCTGACCAAATGTCATTGGTTGCCATTCTTTTAAAGAATCAAATATGTTTGGAAAATTAATTAAGTAAAAAGCAATTGCTTCGCAATCATTTTCGTCTGTTTTTTCAATTAGAGTTTCCTTATCTAAAGAATATATTTTTCTTGCCTTTGGTGTAGATTTTTGTGGAAAACATAAAATTTCTATATTACGATTGTCACAAGCAAGTTTTATTTGTTTTAATTGTTCGATGGTGTATGTTTGTGCCATACTGTCATCTTCTCTAGATCTCAAATGAGCATCTTCGATAACCATTGACATTCCATCTTTTAAACACGGAATATTTAAATTTAAAAAATCATCAGGTGTTACATTATGATGTTGTTTTAATGTTGGATCATATACATGTAGTTGGCATGAACCAACGTCACATACGATAAAATTGGGTGTAGATTTAGTTGTCATAATTTTTAAGTATTGATAAGTGAATGCTGACTAGAGCATTAATAGCTGAATACTAACTTTTTTAGTATATCTTACAAACTTAAGTTTGTCAAGTAAATGTCTGAGAGAGTATTGCAATATGAAAACTAACTGAGTATTTGTCTCTGAAAACTAATAAAAGTTTTAACACTTGAATACTGACCGAGTTTTATGGGATGAATACTAACTATCCTCAGACATTTTTGAGAAATCATTTATCTTTTCAAACTTTATCGTGCGTAAAAACTTATCTAATAACACATCACCTTTATGTGATATAACAAATAAATTGGTTGTCTGCCCTAATGACTTTAATATCTGCAGTAACTCATTGGTTGCTGCTGCATCAAGAGAAGAATCAAAGACTTCATCAAGTATCAATAGATTAGTTGCTACACTATTCTTCATTCTAGCAACTTCTCTCCATGTAAACAAGAGTGATAGATCTATTTTCTGTTTCTCTCCTTCAGAGAATGATGCATAACTAAAATCATCTCTAAATCTACTCTTCAACTTCTCATTAAACTCTTCATCTAAGGTAAAGTTTACAAAGAAGTCCATACTGTTCAGATATTTATTGATTAACTTGTTAAAAATCGGCACATATTTCTTGATGATTTGAGATTTTATACCACTATCTTTGAGTAGTTGTGATATAACTTGGAACTCATCTAACTTTCTATTGACATGAGAACAACTTTTCATAGTCTCCTCTAAACTCATTTGAAATTCTACCAGAGCAGATTGTTCTTTGTCAATATTAGGTGTGACAGTTTGTAGTTTGTCTATTTCTTTCTCTCTTCTAAGATTCTCTTTTTGTAATCTTATGATCTCGCGTTCTATTGCAGATATATCTGTTCTCATATCGTGGCACTTCATTGATATGTCATCTGCTGCTTCTATTTCATTCAACAATATGTTTATATCTGTCTTAAGATTACTTAAATTTTTTGATATCGATTCACCAGTTTCTTCTAATGATTTTATTTTCTTATCCTTAAATGTTTTTTTAATAACCTGTGTGCAAGTAGGGCAGTTATCATGTGTAGATAGAAACTTAATTTCTTTCTTTGCGTTTCTCAACTCAGAATTTAAGGAACCTTGATCTAGTTTTAAATCATCTAGTTTAGTTCTCTGTTCTGCTGTATCTATTAGTTGTCGTTGCTGTATTTGTAGTTCTTTCTTCTTTACTTTTAGTTCCTCTTCTTGATTTCCCATCTCTACCCAGTTTGCATCTATCTTATCTTGTATTTCTTTCTGTCTGTTATCGTTTACTTCTTTGAGTTGTTTTAAAAGTTTTGTTTGTGCTGTTACTTTCTGTTCTGCTACAGTTAATAGATGATCACATTCTTTTCTTGATGCTAGTGTTTCTCTTACTCTATCTTTGAGCAAGGTATTCATTTTTGAGAAGATCTTGATGTCCAGTAAATCCTCGATAACTTCTCTCCTGTGACTTGCTCCGAGTTGCATGAAGGGGACAAAAGTGGATGAACCCAAGATGACGACTTGCGTAAATGATTTGAAGTTGAGTTTGAGAACTGATCCCTCAAGATATTTTTGGGTGTCGTTCGCTGCAGCGTCCTGATCGACGAGTTTATTGTTCCTGTATAGTTCAAATATATTTGGTTTGATTCCTCGGAATACTCTGTACTCATCTTTTCCTATAGAGAATGTTACTTCTACCTTAGTAGATTTTTCGTTAATACTATTTACTAACTGACCCCTAGTTATCTTTCTAAAAGGTTTGTTAAATAATCCGAAACATAAAGCATCCAACATAGTGGATTTACCCGATCCATTATGCCCTACTATTAATGTAGACTGACTTTCATCCAGATTAATTTCAGTCCATTGATCACCAGTGGAAAGAAAGTTCTTCCACCTCAATGTTTCAAATACGATCACTTAATAACTTTGCCTTTAGGAATAATAAGTTGGTTTTCTTTAATGATTGTGAATCGATAATCATAATTTACACAGTTCATAGCGATGATATCAGGATCAACTTCCATGATCTCTAGTTCTCTTTCGCTATCGTTTGCTTCTAATAGACCCATGTGTCTGGTAGCATCATCCTCCGACTCGAAAACTGTGACAGTCTTCTTCTTGTCTTTGGAGTTTACAGCGTAAATGCCTCCAGTTTCTTTTTCCATTAGGACAAACATTATAGTTCAGATGCCTCGACGTATAGTGATCTCATAACAGACTTAACATTAGACTTATCAACTTTAAGTTCTATTTCATCTATGTATGATTCGAGTAACGTCATAGTGTCCTCTGTTTCCAGAGTACTATCCGAACATTCTAGTTCAGCACTGAGGTCTTCGACAATCTTAAGATCTCCGAGACCTATATTTTGGAGTTGCTTGACCGCATAGTCAAACTTTTGGTAATCACCTTTCTCCTCTACTATAAGTTTTACGAATGATCCTTTGAGGTCTTCCGACTCTGGGATACTAACTCCGTTATTATAATACAGTTTATAAAAAATGTCAAAGGGATTCCTATAAAAAGTAGTTTTAAGAGTAGTCGTGTCAAAAACATGAAACCCTCTTTTGCATCCGTAGTCATTCCAGTATAGTTGATAAGGATTACCTAAGTAAGATATATTACCTTTCGTTGATTTCTGATGATAGTGTCCACTAAAAACTCGTTTGAATTTATTGAAGAAAGTCTTGTCCATACCACTTTCCATGACATGACCAGGATGTGCTTCAAAACCATTGAGTTCTAGATGACCCATGCATACAGGTGCTTTAGATCTTTGAACTGCTTCAAAGACTTCAGACTTGTTATCATCACAAATCCAAGGTAACAATAGTATATCAGTTCCATCATAACTCTTAGTTGTTGGTTTGTCAATAACATCAAAGTTATATTCACCTAAAATCTCATGAGGTGCATTTACCTTTAATGTATTCTTATAATATATGTCATGATTACCAATCAGCATAGTATGATTACATCCCAGTTTTGGCAACTGGTCAAACCACATTTCCTTTGCTGAGTCTAATGACATAAAATTAATATATCTTCTTCTATCAAAAGTATCACCCAGACTTATGATTTCCTTTATACCTGATGCTTTTATAAAGGGTATCACCACTTTACCATAAAACTTGGCATAGTGATTAATAAAATGTTGATTGTCATTACGCACACCGAAGTGCTGATCCGTAATAAGTAGGATCTTCATGGGCGACGAGTTTTTATTTGTATATTATTCTTGATAGCATTATAGTCGGTATTGCCTGATCCGTCAACTGTAAAGATATCGGAGTAACCATACTTGTCTATAATCTTATCTTTTATATCCATCTGTCTTTTTTCTTTAGCAATCCTACGAAGAAAAGCATAGTAAACTATTTGAGTAAAATAAGCAAAAGGATTTTTACTTTTCTCTGGATTAAAATTCTTTATGTATTGTACACAGTTCTCATACCCATCGGCAATCATATCATCCTTGTACATGTAGTTGATAAAGTTGGGTCGGAATGATAAGTGTGTAGCAATTTTGAGGAAACACTCACCTAAGTATTCATCGATTCGCGGTTCAGTATCACCTAGTTTCTCTGCCTCTGCAACTTTATTTTTATACACTATAATAGACTCCAAAAACTTCTTGTTATCTACATAGTGAGGTTTTCTTTTCTTTGGAGTTGCAGTTTTTTTCTTCCCTTTGGTAGGGTCTTTTGTAAGGACTTTACCCTCAGGATCAGGTTTTTTTGTAGGCATTCGGTTATACGTTCCAATATTTTATTATAGCACACTTGACAGGAATGTCAATAAGGTGTACAATATGACTGTAAGGAATCAAGGGTTATTCTTAGCTTTATATATTTTTTCAAATAACGTTCTATAGTCGTCTATATCTCCAATAAATCCTCCGATACTATCTGGTTCAATATGGTAGTTACTCTTCTTGATATCCTTACGGATGTCGGTGCCCCCTTCTGCCATGACAAATGCTTCGTATAATAATTTTATTTGTTTGCTCATGGTAGAAACACACAATATGTCTTTCTCTCGTATCACATAAAAATCTTCATCAGATAGTTGCTGCCATTTTATAAATCCCATACCCCTCGCGATCTTAGTTTCACTTATAGGATTAGTAATAATCTCAACACATAAAGGATCTTGTAAAAACACAATAGATTCATTATGATCTTTGGTTAGAACTGCTTTTGCAAGCACCTCTTCTCCATTGACCAACTTAAAGATCCCAAAAAATTCTTCTTCGTGTTTAATAAAGTTAAGCATCCTGTTTGAGTTTTAGATCTATAATTTCATAATCAAATTTTTCTTCATTGTATACCTTTACTCTTTCCATCAGGTGATTTAACGTGTAGTTATTCCCCCTGTCCGTTGAGATATCATCAGCAATATCATATAGAGTTGCTTTTGATTTATTGTCTCCTTTCCGCAATACTCGTCCAATAGACTGTAAATTACGAATCCTAGATTTAGAAGGACTAGCAAAGATAACATTGTGTAAGTTTTTAATATTGATCCCAGTAGAGAACGTTCCATAAGATGCAACAATGATAGCATTATCTGAAGTTTCAGTAAGATGTCTTATATCTTCCCGATCATCAGTATCAACACCACCGTGTACAAGATACACTGGTCGTTCTGTATTACTATTTATGAGGTTAAATAAGGGTATCCCATGCTTATCTACATAGTTGAAGAGGATCAAAGTGTTACCTTTCAAGTCTATGGCAAGGTTTTTGATGTAATTATTCCTACCACTATGTTCTACAAGGTATTCTATTTCGTCTTGATATCCTTCAAATAGTTTCTCTTCATGTTTTAATAGGAGAACTTTTACTTTTAACTTAGCAACATAACCTTTTTTCATAAGTTTATTAGTGCTAGTTACTTGTGAACATCTACCAAACAAACCCTCTAGTACCAGTTGATTTACGTTAGCACCATCTAGTGTACCAGTAAATCCAATACGGTATTTGCAATCATGCAACTTACCCATCAATGTACTTAGAGATTTTGCTTTAAAAAGGTGTGCTTCATCACCAATCACACAGTCAAATCTATCAAACCATTTCTTTGGTTCTTTGTATATTGACTGCCAAGTGGTAATCACTACCTGATGGTTCGTATATTTCTCTTGTCCTGCATAAATTCTGTGGCAATAAGAGGATGCTTTCCAACCATATGATTCAAAATCTTTATACATTTGTTCTACTAGAGACGTAGTAGGAACAACTAACAAGACATTTCTTTTAATATTAGTATGGTATCTCACTAATGCATAGATCATCAAGGATTTCCCACTGGCAGTTGGCGACAATAGGAGTCGTCTGTTGTATCGTAGGCATTCGTATATTGCTTGATATTGGTAGTCGCGAACCTTTACAGGAAGATTCAAGGACTTTACAAACCCTGCAACACCAACAGGAGTTATTAGATCGTTGACATCATCAGGTCTACCGAAGAACTCGTCTTCTTCTATTTCATAGTCATACTTATTTTTCTTTGCCCAGTCTGTAAGATAGTCTACAAGACCAACATATAACTCACCTGTTGCAGGAGAGAACAAACGTATCTTACCATCCCAA